AACCGCTTGTCGTTGTTCAAACGGTCGCGGTCTATCCGTTCCTCTTGCATGATTTCGTAAGGCAGGTTCCCAGCAGCCTTAATGGACTCTACCGAGTCCAGTATTGTATCGTATGTTCCCAGCCAATCGTCGATCAATGCAAAATCCGTTGGTGCGACGGGGGTTATCATGTAAAGTAGCAACGAGCACTGTTTCGTCCAAACTTTTCGGCTTGTCAGAACGCGATTCAGGTCATTTGTAGTGATCCAAATCTTAGTGTTCGGTGGTAGGTTGTCGGATTCGTGGTACGGGTCAAACGTGAATTGAACCAAGCCAACTTTGGGTATCGCCAATGCGGTCAACTGTGCGGCCAAACTTATGCCTATCTGAGCGTCTATCGCTGAGTAAGCCATTAGAATGAACTCGCTTTGTTACGCTTGGTGTGTATCCGCCAAGCAACGCCGTAACCGTCTGTTTCCTCGAAGTGGGACTGCCCCGGTCCGCCGTCTACTAGAAACTCTAATGTCACGTCGTTGATTGTCTGGACGATGATGTCGTTTCGTTGGGGCAGCGTGTAGTTAAGTGCCTCTTGAGAGATTGTAAAATCCCTAGACACTACCCTAAGCATGAACCCCTGTCCTGAGTCTTGTTCTACCACTGACCGACCGACAATAGCTGAAACATCGAAGGCGAAGCTGTTGGGTCGCTTGTACGTGACAAGCTCCGAGGCATCTTGCACCATTCGACGTTGTAGCTCTTGTGCGGCCTGTGCCAAGCGGTTCGTCATGTTACTGTAGGAGCAACACTACTACTTGAGTAGAACCGTTTGCACCTGTGGCACCTACGGCGTGCCCCGCAGAGATGATGCCAGCGGCAAGAGCAGCAGCGGTAGCCAAGCCAGTAGCTTGATCGTAGTTGACTACAGCACCGTCTGCGAAAACCGTACCAGATGCCTTAGCCAAAAGGATAGTACCACGGATGCAAGCTGCACCGAGGGTGTTAGCTGGAATGTCAGTGTTGACGATACCAGTGGTGCCACCAATGACAACTAGCGTACCAGCAGGGGTATCTGCCGATGGCGTGTAGTCTAGGTGAGTACCGGCACTGTGAAAAATTGCGGCCATAATTCTGAACCTTATATCTGATTGAAAAAACTGTAAGAGAAAAACCGAGTGTGGGTAATGACTGGGGCCAACCCCACACTCGGAAAACTAGGCTTGCCTAGCTTTTTATGCTTTACCTTTGCTCTTGACGATTGCCCTTGGGTCTTGCAACCCTATGCCAAAGTCAAAGATACCCCTCCATTGCATACCCAAGACAGTCAAGTCCAGTTCACCCTGGGTGATAGTTGGGTTTTGCTGACCATTGAGGTACGCAATTTGAAGGGCACAAACGTCAGTGGTTGGGTTCGACAGCAAGTACCACTGCACTGCATTAGGTGCTGTGCCTAAGCGAGCCAAGTAAGCGGACACTTCTGGTGTGAACATACCTTGCCACTGATTCTGGATCGTTTCCTTGGTGGTCGCGGTCGTGAACCGATACTCTGTGTCCTTGAACAGCTTGCGTGCAGTGATTGCATCGCCTGTGCAAGTTAGCAGGATAGCTGGGTTGAGCATGATTGGCTTGCCGCTACTGTCTGTTTGGTTTAAGAACAGTTCATAGGCAACTTCAAGCGAGTCAATCGACAAAGCCGATGTAGAACCTTCAAAATAATTCGGTTGGTCATTGACGTTGCGAACTGCACCGTGGAAGAACTCAGTTGTTCCTGCACCGGCAGCGGTAGGGGCATTGACTAGCAACGCGATACCGATTTGCTCAAGAGCATGGTAGCCTTGACGACCCAGCATACGTGGGACTTGCAAGAAGGCATGCAAGTCATCGTTGTAGATCATCGTGCGGCTGATGCTGATGATCTTGCCGTAGGTCTTGAGTTGGTTTTCGTAAGCGTTCTCAGTCAACGTACCGAACTTGACTTCACCGGCAGCAGGGACTTGCTCCATGATGCCTGTTTCAGTCATCCGGTAGCGGTCAAACTTCTTGAAGTCTGGGGTGTTGGTCGCAGACGCGATATTAGTCATAACACCAGCGGATTGTGCCTCTGCGTAAGCCGCAAGCATAGCCTTATTTGCTGTTCGACCGAGGATACCGGGTAGGCTAATGGTCGAAAAACCATCTGATGCCTGAATGTTCTGCGAATGCCGCATTGCACATTCGATTTCGGCGTTTTCGTGTCGTCCGTTGTAGTAGTGACCGGACTGAGCACAAGCGGCAGAAATGATGCGGCTAAGAGCCGTTCCGCGATTGTACTCGGTGCCTTGAGCCATATCGACTGCTCGGATAGCATTCTCACGGGTTCCGGCGACTGCTACTAGAGCTTCTACTGACTCGTCGTTGCTCAAACCAGCTTCGCGGTACACGGATGCTTCGATAGCGATAGCATCGAGCGAACGCCCACTAGCCTTGCCCGCTACGTTGCTCGTTGCGGTTGCTCGGGATGCTTGCAATAGTTGCAAGTGTGCCGAGTCCTCAGAGATTGTGCCCTCGATAACCTTGGTACGCAGTTCGTCGATTTCGCTGGATGCCTTGATAGTATCCTTGAAGCTCGAAAACAGGCGGTCAACACGACCCAGACGAACGGTTTCCGTTCGTACTGACTGAATTGCTGCGTTCACTAGCGAGTCACTGCTAGGCATGCTTGGTGTAGGCTTTTGTGTTGCTTCAAAGGCACCACGGAGATTTGTAACTTGGGAATCATCCAACGTAGACGAATCAATACCACAAGCCGACAACCACTTTTCAAATTCGTTCATCAAAACACCCCGTTTCGGATTATGTGCGGCAGCAATCGAGGCACTTGCTCGTTCTTCGTCCGCACCCAAAGCCACTAAACTTGTTTCTTTCCAAAGGAAAGCCCTTACAACGTGCAAGGGACCAACATGCTCTCGACCATTAACCATCACTTTAGCACCAGCCTCTACGGTTTTAACATCTGTCCGAGTATTCGGGATGCTCCCACCAATGCTGGCCTGCCATTGGAAGCCGTTCTTTTGAGCAGCGACTATTTTGCTGCTATCTTCACCCTCAACGGACAGGTGCCCTGCAATTTTCAAGTTCTCACTTGAGATTACTGGGGCACCGTGGCCGATTGGACGCTTTGTATCATGGTCACGCAAAAGCGGTAGCTGTTCGCCCATCGCTTTTACACCTTTCATGTCAATAACGACAGGATTGGGGAAATTGCCCAAGCGTAACTTACCGCCACCGTAGGCATTCACGTTGATAGCAGGGATGCCACCAAGTACGGATGCTACGATATCGGCTACACCGGCAGCAAAAACAATGTCAACACCGGCTACCGATGCTTTAATTGCTTTGCGTGTCTGCCGGTTGCGGCGTAGTTGCTGATTGTTTGTCATTTCCTGCGTTCCCGTTCTTAAAAATTGCAGTGCCTACTAGCTCTCGGTACTCGTCTACAGTGATACCGAAAGATTGAGCCGCTTTCATGTCCTCTACGTTTACGTCTAGCCCCTTTGCAGCGTACTCGGCCCCTCGGTGAGTAGTGCCAGAGGCTAGCTTAGTGCGTTGTGCGTCAGCTTCTTTGGTCTGGTCTGCATCTTTGAAGCCATCCCAATACCAAGCATGTGGTACTCTACGAACCATGCCCATTCGACCGTATCTATCGTTTAGGTCCAGTACCAAGCTAGTTGTATCAGAGGTTAGCTCACCGACTACGGCGGCTTCTAGCAGCCAGTCAGCGAACATCTTGTCGAGTACCTTCATGCCAAAGTACGACTGTTCAATCGTTACTGACTTCTGGTAGGTCATGTGGTCAAGCCGACCACTAGCGTAGTTGTAATCAGACGAGTCAGCCGCAGCGATGTTGCGAGGCATATTAACCACACGGGCTATCTCGTTGATTAGCTCTTGCTTGAACATGCGGTAGGTTGTCGTAGGGTGCTCAGCCGAGAACTGCCTGAGCTTCCATTGATTCGGTAGCACCGTTGCCGAGTTTCGATCAATTGGAATTGCTTCCATGAATTTCTCGAACGTAGATGCTGCATAATCTGCTTCTAGTTCCTCTGGGATTGGTGCGTCAGTTTCGATAACTTGCGAGACGCTCGCAGCAGTTTCAGCAGCGGCTACTGTAGCCAGCGTGAATCGTCGCAAGAAAGCAAATAGCGGCAAAGCCGCAGCGAACTCGCTAACTCCGTGATGCTGTCCTGGGCGGTCTTGCCGGAAGATATGGATAATTTGTGCGGTAGTGTAGGTGTTGTATTCCCACTGCCGGTTCGTCCAGTAGTCGCTACCTGGGTGACTTTTAAGTATGTCATAGGCGTATGCGTTCCCAAACCGATCTAGGTGGATGCCGTCAACATAATCAGGACGCAAGATTGTATTTAGATTAGGCGTAGTCAACTGGTCGCACTCGATCAACTGGTAATCTAGTGTCACCGGCTCTCCGGTGTAGACGTTTGTTACTGCCCTGGCTATGGCCTCACCATCAACCATCTTTGCAAGTCGCATCGTCTGCAACTTCTGACGCAAATCGACTGCTTCAAACCAGTAGTTCCACTGACACT